CGTGACGACGGCGATGTGCCGGTCCTCGTCGACGCCGACCTCCAGGAACGTGTCGCCATCGCGTAGGGTCAGCCGCACCCAGTCGTCGAGGCGCGAGAACAGGCGCAGCCGCTTGATCAGCGCGTCCGCTTCCTCCTGGGCGCGCTCGGGCTCGGCGCCGCCGCTCACCTTGACCGTGAACCCACCCTTGACCGCGTCGCGGGCCACCCCCTGGATCACGCCCTTGGCCCGCGTGTCCTCGCGGTACATGTCCCGGCAGTCCCCGACCTCTGCCCGCCGGCCTCCCTCCGTCTGCAGGCGGCGGATAATCTCCGTGGTCGGATGCGCCGCCGGGGTGGCTGTGGTCCGCTTCTCCTCCTCGTCGTGTCGGCGGCGCATGCCGCGAATCCACGCCGCGATCTGGTCGAACAGTGCCATGTGCCCTCCGCTATCCCAGAAGCTGGGCTGCTTCCGCCCGATCCACGCTGCGCCCCGGCGCCGTGCCGGGTTTCTGTGTCGTGGCGGCCAGCTTGTTGAACGCGCCCGACGAGCCATCCACCTGGTCCTTGTAGGTGCTGTTCGGAAACGCCGTTAGTTCGTCGATGTAGACCGCGTTCCACCTGCCGGCCAGCAGCCGCACGTTACCCACCTCCGCCTGCGCCGCGAACGGCCCGGCGCGCACTTCCTTCGAGCCGGTGACCGTCTCGGCGTGCACCGTAAAGCCGGCCAGGTTGGTGATGGTCGCCTCGGCGGATTCCTTGCCGCCACTGCCGCCCTCCTGTTCCAGCCAGACGTCCACATTCCCCCAGAGCTGCCGGTCCGATTCCGCCGTCTGGCGAATCACCGTCTCCCGCGCGCCTGCCGACCACTGCCCGCGCACGACGTCGAGCACGTAATAGAGCGCGCGCTTTCCTGCCCGCGGTCGCGCCCGGCCCATCAGTACGCCGGCCGTGAACGTGCCGCCGCCCTCGGTGCCCGCCTTGTCCCAATAGCGCACGATCTGCTCCAGGACTGCCGGTGTTGCCTGGACGATGGGCAGCCAATCGCGTTTGAACGTGTTCCCTTCCGGCGCGCGCGGCACGCCCTGGTACTCCGCCGCCCAGGCCAGCGAACCGACGTCGGTCTTGAGCTCGACCAGCGCCTCGCGGCTGAACCGCCGCGGGCACAAAGGCTCTCCCGGCGCCCGGTTCAGCGGATCCGCCTGGCCCTGGGGCAAACCCAGCCGCCGGTCGTTATCGTCGCGCTCCTCCTGCGTCTCGGCGGTGGCGGGCAGCCGCAGGATCACCCAGCGCCCTGGCTGGCGCGCCAGCAGCCGGCCAGCGATGTCGTCCTCGTGCCAGCGGGTCATGATGATCACGATCCGCCCGCCCTCGCGCAGCCGCGTGCGAAAGGTCTTGGTGTACCAGTTCCAGGTATGCTCGCGGATGACCTCGCTCTGCGCCTGCAGCCAGCCCTCGAACGGGTCGTCGATGATGCCCAGCATCGCTCCGCGGCCCGTCACCGGACCATCCACGCCGGCGGCGACGAGCCCGCCGCGCCGCCTGGCGATGCGCCAGTGCTCGACCGCCCGGCTGCGGGGATCCGTGGCCACGGTGGGGAACAGCAAGCCATACTCCGATGACTCGACGACCCCCCGCGCGTCCCGGCTCATGTCGTGCGCCAGGGTGGCTGCGTAACTGCACAGGATCACCGGCCAGTCCGGGTGTCGCCCGAACCAATAGGCCGGGAGCCGCCGGCTGACCAACTCGCTCTTGCCGTGCTGCGGCGGAGCAAAGATCATCAGCCGGTCGATCCGGCCCTCGACGACGGCGTCGAGGTGATCGGCGATCAGCTCGTGCGCCGGCTCGGCGTCGTACCGGGGAAATGTGAACTTGGTAAAGTGCAGTAAGCTCTGGCGAGCCCGGTCACGCCGGCGCGTCTCCGCCGTCGTCGATCGCGTCCGCTTCCTGCGCTCGATCTCGGCCTGCGCCTGTAGTTGCCAGGACGTGCCACGGGTCTTCGCCATTGGCAATTCGCTCCAACTGCTCCAGGGACAGGGCGCTCATGTCCAGGTTCAGGTTCTGCGCGCGCTCGGGCGCGTCGAGGCCCAGCAGTTTGATGCGCCGATCGATACACCACCGCACGCCGGACAGAAAGCGCGGGTCGCCGAGCATCTCCTGCTTGTACAGGCTCATCTCCTGGCGTGCGCCTCCGCCCTTTCCCTCGCCGCCTTCGGTCGTGGCCACCTCTTTGCGCTCTACCGTCTTGCGCTCCTGCAAGCTGCGCTCCCACGCCTGCCAGTACTCAAACTCCAGCACGTCGATCTGGGCCAGCTCCTGGCCCTTGGCCGCGTTGAAATCGAACAGCGCCGATTTGCGCCAGCCCTCGCGGATGACGCCCAGGTCATAGCAGATCTGCTGCTGGGTCAGCGTATAGGGCCGGCTCTCGTCCTCGCTCAACCGCCGTGCGATCTCGGCCTGCGTGAGGCCGCGCAGATACAGCCGCGCGATCTCCCGGCGGTCACATTCGATTTGTACTTTGGTTCGCTTATTCGCAGCCATCACAAACCCCATGCGACAAAGCCGGCAGCGACCACGGCGAGCGGATCACCGGGATGCCCAGCCCTTCGGCGATAACCGCTTCGTCGCTCGCACCGGGCGAACGGCCAGGCAGGCGCAGCAGCACATCGCAGGTGACCAGCCACACCAGATCCATCGCCGTCCAGACGGCATAGCCGTGCGGGTGCCGCGCGTGCCAGTAATGGTTCAGGTGCGGCACGTAGGGATAGTGTCCCCGCGCCAGCACGCGATCCGCTGCGTCAATAGCTCGCAGCGTGTTCTCCTCGGGCGCGCTGCTGTACGGCGCGGCGACGTAGACGCGCAGCCCGCGCAGGCCCATCCGCCGCAGGACGGCGCGAGACAGCGCCCGCGCGGCCCCGGACAGGGCGCGCATCCACGGTGCACTCGACGTAAAGAGCTTAATATTTTCCGACATCTTGGCGAAACCCCTTGACAAATTGTACCTTTAGAGGTACAATATAGACAGAATCAAGCGCGGCCACCGGGCCACGACCGAAAGGAGAACGACGATGGATTGCACGAACCGGATTTTTGACCGCAGCCTCCAAGCCGGAGCGGCCCTCCAGGAACAGATCGAATCAGCACGGCTGGCGCTCGAACGGGCGCAACGGGACCTGGATGCCCTGGCCGGATTGGCCGAGCGCGAACAAGCCTCCTGGTACCACGTAGCCCAAGCCGAGATGCTGCGCGACGGGCTACGGAGAGCGGTACAGAGCCGGCTCGAACACCAAGCCCAATACGCGCGGGCCGCAGAGTTCCAGGCCGCCGAAGCCTAGATCCACCCAGGCCGGGCGCCAGGCGCCTCCAGGCGCACGCCCGGCCCCATCTACCGGAAAGGACCGAGCATGAGCACCAAGACCCAGACCGGATTCGCAAGGGCACAGGCCCTGCAGGCCGCCGCCCACATCAAGGAATACGCCAAGGCGGCCACGGTATACGCCAACGCCCTCGCCGAGAACCCTGCGCCCGATTGGACGGACGTAGGCGAGGCCCACTACGTTGAGGCCAAGCTGCGCGAGCTCTACGATTTCATCCGCAGCGGCGGCAGATAAGACCGCCGCCCAGGCCGGGCGCAACCGGCGCCCGGTCACACCCGAAAGAAGCAAACGATGACCACCCTGATGCCCTACGACGAGAAGCTGATCAAGGCGCACATGCGCGTGCTGATTGACGACGATGAACTCGCCTACGACGCCCTCACGGGCGAAGTGAACGCCACGCTGCTCGCCGAGTTCACCGCCGACGATTTCGGCCACACCGAATGGCTCGATGACGACCTGCACCCGATCTGGGAAGCCGCGGTCGAGGTGGCCGACGAATGCGAGCCCGACGAGTAAAGGAGAACGCCCAATGAAAACCTCATGGACCGTCAAGACGGTGAACACCAAGCCGCCGGAATGGCGCGCCGAAACGCGCCGCCGGTTCGAAGCCCGCACCGGACTGCACTGGCAAGATTGGCACGCCCACGGCAAGGTGCACTTCGCCCCGACTTGGATGTCGCTCGATCCCGCGCCTAGATTGGAAAAGAGCCGCGATGAGGTCCTGGCGGCCATCCGCCGCCTCCCGCTGCGCGAGGGCCTCACCTTCCTGCAGATCGCCGAGGCCGCCGGCTTGCCGCTCCTCGACGCCGCCCTGGCCTGCTACCACCTGGCCTGCGTCGACCACGACGTCCTGCCGCTGATCGCCCGCACCGGACGGGCGGTCGGGATCTACCGGAGACACCCATGAAACTCTATAGCACCGCCGAAGCCGCCGAGATCCTCGGCCTCACGCAGAGCCTGGTCCGCCGCTACTGCCGCGATGGCCGACTGCCCTGCATCAGGGTCGGGCGCTCGTGGGCCATCACCCAGGAGGCGCTTGACGAATTCCGCGACACCCCCCGCCCGACGGGCTATCCCAAAGGCCGGCCCCGCAAGTAGAGGGCCGGCCTCTACCTCTCTTCGGCCACTGGCGCCAGGCCCATCCTCAGCAACCGCTCCAGGGTGGCCGCCACGCACCTGGGCACGATTTCCATGCCATAGCCCACGCGGCCTTTCGTTTCCGCTGCCACGAGGGTCGTGCCCGAGCCAAGAAACGGCTCGTAGACATCACCGGCGTGATTCTGCAAGGGCCGAGCCATGCACTCCACCGGTTTTTGCGTGCTGTGCCCACCCGGCGCCGTGCGGTCGCCGGGAATGATCCAGACCGTCGTCTGCCGCCGGTCGCCGATCCAGTGCGCCGTCGCCCCCTTGCGCACCGCGTACCAACACGGCTCGTGCTGCCAGTGATAGTGCCCGCGACTGATGACGGCGCGCGTTTTGACCCAGATGATCTCGTTGCGGATGACGTAGCCTGCTGCTTCCAGCATGTGCTGCGTCTCCGCCGTGCGCACGCCGCCGTGCCAGCAATACACCACGTCGCTGGGGCTGAGTGCGAACGCCGGCGTCCAATCCGCACGGTCGTCGTTCTCGACCTTATCCATCCGCAGCGAGTCGCCCTTCAGTCCACGCTCCACCCGCCACTCCGGGTCGTATTCGACACCGTAAGGTGGGTCGGTGACCGTGATCGCCGGCCGCGCGCCCCCCAGCAGCCGCTCGACGTCCTCCGCGCGCGTCGAGTCGCCGCACATCACCCGGTGCGTGAACGTAGGCCGAGAGACGCTCGGGATCAGCCACACCTGGCCGGGTTGCACCTGCCACTTCTCTTGCAGGATCTCGGCGATGTCGAGCAGCGGGCCGGGATCGCTGGCCTCAGACTCCAACCGAGCCAGCTCCTTGGCAAACTCCTCCTCGGTGAACAAGCGGCTGAAATCGAAGCCCTCTTCCCAATCGAGCTTGAGCCGCTCGGGATTCCAGCGCAGGTCGACCTCGGAAGTACGGTTGTCCCAGTAGGCGTAGCGCCGCGCCGGGTTGTTCGGATCGGGATCGGCCAGGTCAAAATCGCGCCGCTTGTGGACGACGGCCACGTCGCCGTCGCTCTCCACCACGATGGCTCGCGTAAAGCCGCGATCGACCGCCGCCTCCTGCGTCTTGTTCCCGGCGGCGATGCGCCCCTCCCGGTCCACGACCAGCGAGCGGCCCATGCCGGTCTCGTGCAGCGAACGCTCCAGCATGGAGCGCCCGCGCTCCGTGCCCTGGTTCGCGTTGGCCTCGTCCGGCGCGAAGTCGGCCAGATCGGCCTCGTACACGCGCACGTTGCCCGGCAGGCCCTCCTGGCCTTCCTCACCGCCCTGTCTCGCTTCGCTCACGTCGCCTCACTTTTGCGCGCCGTCGCCATCTCCCAGAGTGCCCCTCGTGTCCTCTCGCCCGTTTTGACACGCCCCCCGGCGCGCTGAGCGCTCTTACGAGCGCTTACCAATTCCAGCCTGGAAAACTCGCGCGCAGCTCTCCCTCGCGCTCGCGCGAAACGTACAGCTTGCCATCGTAGATCGCCCGCCCGCCTGAAACGCGGATCGGGGCGATGGCAAAGTCCTCGCCTCCCGCCTCGTAATCGACCAGGGCCAGCCCCTGCTGCCAGCGCGCCTTGCCCTGGCCTGGCACGCGCCCATCGACGTGGCAGGCGCAGCCCGGACAGAACGCCTCGATCGTCCGCTGCCCGCCCCGCACGCGTACCGTCCGGCTCACCCACTCTCGCCGATGCGCGTGAAAAAAGATCGCCGCCACGTTCTGCTCCTCAACCGTCGCTCTGGCCGTGCCTCCCGGCGTCGAGCTCGCCCGCTCGCCGTGGTCCACGACCAGCCCATCGTTCAGCCAAGTCTGGCCCTTGGGATAGCCGCCGACCCACTCCACGCCCAGGCTGTCCAGGGCCAGCAATTTCGGCATGCTCAGCGCCGGCGGCAGGTCGATCTCGTCGACCGCCCGCAGTTCGTACGCTGCTGGCAGGTGGTCCATCAGCGCCAGGCGCAGCCTCTTCTCGTGGTTGCCCTCCAGGAACGCGATCCGCGCCTGGGGCAGCAGCTCGCGGAACTGGCGCAACCACCAGTGGAGCTCCAACAGGGTCGGCTGGGTGGTCCAGTAGAATTCCGGCTCGCGCGCGTACTTGGACGTCCACTCCGTCATGTCGGCCACGTCGCCGCCGAGCACGACCAGGTTCACCCCGGTCACCGCGGCGATCTGCAGCGCCAGGTCCATCACGCGGCGGTCGTGAAACGGGATCAGCCGCGCTGTGCGCAGGTCGCGCCGGAAGCCGGCCTGCAGGTCGCCGATCAGCAGCGCGCGACCCAGCTCGCCCGGCGCCGGCCCCGGCGGCGCTTCGTACTGCACCGCGCAGGCCGCCGGCTGGATCGTCGGGCGCAGCGCCACCGGCTCGCGCCGCACGAACTTGGCCCACACCGAAAACAAGGTCACCGTCTCGATGCCCTGCTTCTGGCTGTAGCCTTCGGCGATCTTGCCGTCTTCGTAGCGCAGGTCCTGGCGCTCCTGCTTGGCGTAGCCCTCCCACGCCTTGGCCCGCCATTCGAGCACCCGCCAGACCTCGCGATCGACGCCGCACACGGCGATCAGGTCGTCCAGCGTCACTACGCGCCGGCCCTCCGCGCTGGCCTCGGCGTAATTGCCATGTTCGCGGTAGCTCGTATTGCCGGCCTCGCTCGTTTGTTCAGGTGCTTCGATCTCATCGTCGGCGTCGGGAAGCGGATAGCCGTGCTCGCTGAGCCAATCGTCGCGCAGCAGCACCGCTTCAGTCACGCTGCCCCGCGTGCCCACGTATCGAGTCGCGAGCATGGCCGTAGGTACAATGACTCTGTAGCGCTCGCCGACTCGATGCACGTATCGCGGAAGCGACATCCTCCCTTCCCTCGGCGCCATCTCTCGATGACACACGCAAAAAGCCCACCAAGGATGAACACCCCAAAAAGCGTCTCCTTGGTGGGCTCTTCGATTTTGGATGAAAGCGCCATCACGGGCAATGATGGCGCCGGTTCTAGTTGGTTCGAGTATACTCCAGATTCATACTCCCTGTCAAGGGCCTATCTGGTCGGTCCCGTGTAGCGTTGTTGGGAAACAACGCTACACGGGACCTCTTCTGGGGACATGAAGCGCGTTCCCGTGCCGTTTTTGTCCCGCTA